TAAGATATTGTGTTGTGATTGTACCACTTGGTGTTGGAGATGGGGTAGTTGTTGGAGATGGTGTGGTTGTTGGACTTATAGTCACGGTTGGGGTTGGAGTTACACTAACGGATGGACTTACAGTTGGTGATGGGTATGGGTTACATGCGTTGATATCTTCAAACACAATTAATGAAACATCCAATACTACACCACCAACATGGTCATTAAATCTTTCAAAGAATGGACTTGATGATGCTGGTAAAATACAGTCAATGGTATCCATTAGCGAACCACGTTTTATTTGACTTAGTAAACTTCTCGCTTCCAATTCCATATCACTTACCACATCAATCTCATTGGATAAGTCAGTATTGACAATATCCGCAAATATGATGGACATTTGATAGGTTGTTGTATTTTCATCATAAGTCATCGCAAGTGGGGTAGCGAACATCAATGGGTATTGAATGGTATTTCCACTCATACTTTCAGCAAAGTAAACAATGTCACCTTGTCCGAATGACCTCATTCTTGGTGATGCCTGTTGTGCTGATTCCAATAAATCAATGATTTTATGGTATGTTATATATGTCTTCATTATTATGTCTTGTTATATAAATAATCTTATCGTTTTTGTGACTGGTATTTTTGTTCTATCTTTCTCTGTTCTTCTCGTTCTTTTTCGTATCTGTCCTTTAAAATAGACGCTACGTTTAAACACATGTACAAGTTCATATTTTCAACTTCTTCAAATTTCGTAAGGTCTTCTTTTGCGAGTTGGTAGGTAAGATTGAAATAGAATCGAGCGGTAGCCTCTTTTGCAGGAATTTTGGGAGTTTCATCCACACCTTCAGAATCATCTCGTTCATCTTGTTCGTCTGTTCCAAAGAAACCTGCATATTTTTTATGTATGTTTCTGCGATTGAAAAAAAAAACTGTGCAGCTCCCAACCAATAAGATACAGGAACATCTTTCATTATTTCCGCTCTCTCATCGATTTCATCTGATTTGTAAGGAACAATCTTATAATTCTTGAAGTCTTTTTTATCTTTTGATATTATCGGTCTGTATAGAATAGCCATAATCTTGTGCAGATTTGCGTAGATATCATCTGAAGAATAAACCTCAAAATCTGTCCATGCACCCCATGCTAATTTTGACCAATCGTTTTCCAATCCATATTCCACATCCTTATAGATAAATGTTAATATCAATTCATTATCTTTTGGTATTACCATTCTATCAGATAGGAATGCTTCCATTAGATTTATTTGTTCTACCTGTAAATTCTTTAATTCAGGATACGGAATCTTAGTAAACAATGAAATAATCATTCTCGGATTATTCTCATATATTTCACCATTAATCATTAATTGTTGATAGATACCCAAGGTTATTTCATCAGGTACTTCAACAACTTTATCGTCTATTACTAATTCTACGTTATTCATTTATTTATACTATTGTTAGTTTTGATTTTGGTTTATCTGCGAATTGAACTACCACGTATTTTAACGCATCTAATAAGTGGTCTTTACCACTTGTTTGATTTGTAACATTTCCAATTCTATCTTTTTTAAATTTATAATTTGAGAACTCTGATATTAAATCAACAGAGTGTTCATGAATATAAATCTTAAATTGTTTTAATTTTTGTATTGCATATAAAATACTTGTTTTAGATACTGGTCTAACATTTAAACCATTACGTTTTAATTCCGCAATAGATTTAGGTTCTGCACTATCACATACTATATCAGAGTTTCTATCAATCAGTTCTTTAAGTTTATATGCTAAGTCTTCGTTAGTTAATCCTAATTCATATAATACTTGTGATACATATATGTTTTTTTCATGAATATAGACTTGAACCACCGCACATTCATCATTTGAGAAACCAAAGTCAATACCATAATATTTTTGTTTTACATTTGGTGGTAATTCAGAATAGGTTTCAGGTTGTATAAATATTTTTTCTCTTGGTTCAACAATCAATCCCTCACCATAAATCTTAGCCATATCGGGGTCAGTGTTGATAAGTTCTTTAATTGCTGTGATTGTGCGTTCATCCAAGAATGGATTATCCCGCCACGTTGAATGTAACATAACTCCATTATCCTTTTTCTCATAATCTAATCCCCACCAATCGATAGGTATTTCAGGATTATATAATGCAAGAATATATTTGCTACAACGAATATCTAATTGAATAAATTCAGATGCACCTATCATATTAATTTCATCAATTAAAATAATATCAGATTTAAATCCTTTTAATTTACCGGTACTATCATCTAAACCAATAAATCTCACAATACTGTTATTTGGGAATGTATATGTGAATTCTGATTTATTAAACACACCATCATCCCATATACCCATCTCTTCCATCACAAACTTGAAATCAGGTTGAATTGTGTGTCGTAGGGACACTTGTGTGGCTCTGGCTATGGTAACGGTAGTCTTGGGTGTTTTTAATCCCTCTACGATGATATATTGCAACGCAGATATTGTCTTGGATGAACGAGATGAACCCCGTAAAAAGATATATCTCTTATCTTCAAGTACAGAGTTATGTATATCCTCAAATATTTTTGTTGCTTTAATTTTCACTTATCCTTAACGAGTTTTTCTAAAAATTTTGTCATCGTCATATTGTTATCAAATGCGACGTTCTTAATTGTTTGGTGCAATTCAGGTGATACCCAAATTGGTCTATACTTGTAATCATACTCATATACTTTCCCCGACTTCGCTTTTATGTTTGTTTTGGGCATCTTCATTTTGTTTATTAAAAATTACCAGCATTAGTGGTTTTATGTATCCTATTTTTGTTGTGTCATCTTCAATACCCCCATCGTGTAAAAATCTAAAACCCTTAACAGGTTTCTCCAAAAATCTAATTTCGACATTTGGTTGTTTGTAAATGTACTTATGAAAATATCTTGTGTGGGTTGATGCTGGTATTAACATTACAGATGTAACATCGTGTTCCATCATTTCTTTGTAACATTTTTCTGCGAATTTACCGATGTATATGTCAAACATAGGGTGACAATAAACTACTTCTCCTGACCAATCTTTGTCCAAACAACTATTATCTTTTGTGTAATATTTTGGTAACAGATGGTTCTCATCTGAAGCACAAGCATCTAATGTAAAGTTAAACTCTTTATATATTGATTCCCATATATCGGTTGGGGTTCTCAAGTACATCATTGATTTTGATGTTGAAAATGATAATGTATTTTTCGCTATGGTTCTTTTCATTAGTTTTGAGTTTCGTTTTGTTCATTCATACTTGCAATAATCTGGTTGGTTAATGCAATTTTCTTTTGTTTAATAAGTGCATTTCTTGATGCAACTCTTTTACGGTGAGCGGTCTTACCGCCTCTTAGTTTAGACTTCGCCATCAGTTTCGGTATTTTCGTTTATTGATTTTCTTATAATCTCAATTTGTATTGGATTAGTTTGTATTGAATTACCTTGAGTAGTTACATCAACCTTACTGGCCTCAGACCATCTATCTCCAAATTTGTTACGCATGATTAAACTAAACAATCTATTATTATATCCTGCACCACCGGTTTCTTCCATATGACTATGTGCTTGGTTGTACCAATAGTTCTCACATAATACGTTATATCTATTGACGGCTTCGGAATATCTTGCATTACGTTTAATTAATGCATGATGGGTATCCCAACTAATTCCAAGTTCTACAAGGAATTGAGTGATGTGTAATCCTTTTTTACCAGCATCAATAATAATATTTTCCCACTCTGTTGGGAATAAGTTTTCACTACGAGGTCTTCCTACTTTTCTTTTTTCTATTTCGTTGTTTTCCATTATCTTCTAAATCTTTTTTGTTGTTTATTATCATAAAGTTCTATTCCAATTCTTATTTGTTCTATTGCATCCACTACTGTTGGTGTTGTTGATGCATTTGGGTATAGTGTTGAGAATGCTCCAATGATTTCAATCTTATCTAAATCTGAATACTCACCTGTAGTATTTGGTACTATAACACGTTCATATATCTCTTTGGCGTAATTGACATGGTCAACAGAATTCAAATTATTTAATGTTTGAGATTTCCCTCCTTTGCAATTACACATATTATTGTTTGTTTATTTGTTGTTTATGTGCTGCATCCATTTCTTTTACAACCTCAATTAGACCATTCCTAACCTCATTCATTACCGCCGCAAGTTCATATCGGTTTTGTGCTTCAACCTTGGTAATATCTTTGTTTAATTCAGTCACAATGTAACTAAATGATGCGCCAGGTTTAACTTTCGCTTTAACATATAGATTTGTAAAATCTGCGAGAATATCATCCTTTTCCTCATTGGTCATATCAAAATAGTTCTTAGCTCGCTCTTCAATGTTTTTTAATATTTGTTCCATTTTAAGTATTAGTGTGTTTAAAATATAAAAATAAATATAGGAAAAATAAACTATTGCGCAAAAAAGAAAAACCCCCGACCTACACCATGGTCGAGGGTTATTAAATAAAAATTACTAATCTTTATTAAATCAGTAATATAAAGATAACTAAAAAGTTTTTAATTTCAAAATTTTTTTACCCAGTATATCTAGCTAGTATGCTAGTTTCTTCTTCGTTGAGAGAATCCAATCCTTGCATCATTATCTTTTCCGTTAATTGAGGATACTGGTTATTAAATTCTTCGCTATGTATTACATTGAATACTTCCATTGATATTACAACCGAGTAACCATTTCCCGGTAAATACCATCCATTTTCATCTTTTTGTAATTCCATATATGTATATATATTTTTTATTAAATTTTAAGTAGCATCTTTTCAATACTACGTATTGCAATTAATTCATCAACTTCCATTTTTCTATTAATCCTTTCTTCAATTAAATTGTGCTCTTTTTCTTTGATATGTTCAACAAGTGCGGTTACCGGTATATTCAAGTTGAGGGAGGATATCTTTTCAATTATTTCAATTGGAAGTATATTGTCAAAATTTTCCTTACTAGCATCTGGTACTAGCACTGGCTTTATTTCTTTTTTAGTTGAGGATAGTTTATTACTCAATCGTTCAACAACTTCTTTTAAATCATCCGGTACTAATTCTCTTTGTTCTTGCAATTCTTTTTCAATTGCAATATCAATTTGATTTCTTTGCTCTATTATTTCTTTTCTCTCCTTGAGAACACTTTCAACAATCTGCCAATGTATTTTATAATCCAGCACCATTTGTTGCTCTATCAAGGTTAATGGACGTTGGAGGTATTCAGTTAATAGCTCTGTTTGATTATTTTGAATTGTATCCAGCAAAAAGGATTGTTTTACAGTTGGAAATTGTTTATTCAATTCAACTCGCAATCGTGCTAATTGAATTATTTGAGATATTTCTTTTTGCATAATATTAAATAATTTTGTATCCAACTAATCTTGCAGAAACTTTTATATCATTACTATCCCAATTATCCTCGCCAATAATTTTTATAAGATTATCATCGTTTTGAGTATTGATAACATAATGCAACATTTGTTTAGTTATTTTTTTATTCCTATACTGGAAATAAACTAAACAATCATCAACTGAACTTATTTTAGGAATGAAATCTTCAATTACTATTTCTTGATTAATTTTAGATTCTAGTTCTTTTTGAATTTCAGATTCTAGTTCTTTTTGAATTTCTAATTCTTTTTCTACTTCTAGTTCTACTTCTTTTTTTATTTCTACTTCTACTTCTACTTCTAGTTCTGATTCTAGTTCTACTTCTATTTCCGAATGGTTACCCAATGGTTCCAAATGGTTACCTAACCCTTTCCAATGGTTTATCTTTTGTATGATAGTATTGAATATTTCATCAATTACTTTACCATAGTCATCTTTTCTTTCTTTATCAAAAAGTGGCATGTTATACTTATCACCACAATTTAATCTATCTAAATTATTGTAGTATTCAATTGCACTCTTTTTCATGTTCAGATTGTACTTTTGGTGTCTATTAAAATTTATAAGAATAATATAGTTACCAAGTATTCTTATTTTACCATCCGTAATGAATTTATTTAAAATGTCTTTTACATCATCAATAGGAACTTTTGTTTGGAATGATATTAATCCAATTGTTATTTCAAATATACCGAGCATATTTGTTTTATGATTAGTAATCAGATAAAGGAATATCACCTTTTCATCTGTGTTGAGAGATGCAAACCAATTGTCATCCCACATTCCAGTGTTAACACTTCTTAATTTTTCTTTTGGCATAATGTTTTTAAATTTGTTGGTTACAAAGATAAGCAACTATTTTGTTATTTTCTTATAAATATACAAAAAATCCGAAAAAAATTTCTTTCGTGTTGACTTTTTGCGTATCTTTGTTGATATTTATCATAAAGAAAATAAATGAGCAAGGTTAAAAAATTTGATAATCTGTTATCTCGTAGGATATTAGGAGCGACAGGGTGGATGTTCTTTTGTAAGTTATGTGGTAAGTATGTGGCCGAAGAACACTTTTACAAAAAAAAGGACAGTAAATGGGGGTTGGACTCGAAGTGTAAATTACATTATCAACGCAACAACGAAGATGATGACCCCGAAATGAAGTATCTCAAACTCGACCCTTTAAGAGAACAGGATTTTAAAAACACCCAAGAGTTACTAACATCATTCGGTTACTCATTTGATAATGGAATCACAATCCATGAACAGTTTTGTCAAAAACATAATTTAGAAATTAAACAAAAATAAAATGATAGGCGCAGGAAAATTAAAAATCGAACAAATTCAACAAATAAAAAATCTATTCCAACAGAATATGAGCGATACGGAAATCGCATCAATGTATGGAGTATCAAGACCATTAATCAACATGATTCGCAACGGTAATCGTTGGCCGGATGAAAGAGAAAAGATTAAACATCAAGTTGATGAAAATGAAATATTACCTTGTGTT